GAGATTGATGTATGTCTTGCTGGTACTTTTGCTGGTGACAAATTCATTACCATTATAAACAGAACAAGAAGCAACACGACTAAGAAATGAAGATAGGTATCATCACCGATCAACACTTCGGTAGTCATAAAGGTAGTCAGGTATACTTAGACTACTATGCAGAGTTCTATGACAACATATTCTTTCCGTGGTTAAAGAAGAATAAGATTACCACACTCCTAGATCTAGGAGATACATTTGATAATAGAAAGAGTATAGATTTTGTAACTTTACAGTGGGCAAGGAGATACTATGATACTCTTCGTGCTATGGATATTACTGTCCATACTATTGTTGGTAACCATACGGCGTATTATAAGAATACTAATGATCTTAATACCCTAGCAATGTTGCTTGCGGAATATGACAATGTGTATTGTTACGAGGATGCTCTTGATCTAGATATAGGAGGAACATCTATACTATTAGTACCCTGGATATGTGCGGAGAATTATGAAAAATCTCTCAGAACTATACGAAACAGTACGTCCAAAGTCGCAATGGGTCATCTCGAGCTTAGCGGCTATCTTGCTCGCCCTGGCTTCGTATACGAACACGGTATGGACGCTAGTCTTTTTTCAGATTTTGATCTTGTATTATCTGGACACTTCCATCATAAGTCGTCGAAAGGCAATGTAACCTACCTAGGTAATCCGTATCAATTATATTGGAATGACTATGGAGACCCCAGAGGATTCCATAGCTTTGACACGGAAACATTTGATTTTAAATTCATCAAGAATCCGTATGAGATTTTCTCTAAGATATATTGGAATGATGATACTGAGATAGAACCAAAGAATTATAAAGGGCAATACGTTAAGGTTATAGTAGAACAGAAAACTAACTATGCTCGGTTTGAGCAGATGCTAAACTCATTGTATGATGAGGGTGCATTGGATGTTAGTGTTATAGAGAAAGTGGGAGTCTTTGAGGATCCACAGGCAAATGATATCGACGTTAAAGATACCTTGTCATTACTGGATGAATACCTAGATGACGTGGAGGTTAATGTAGATAAAACCGACCTCAAAAAACTAATGAAATCCCTATATATTGAAAGTTGTGAAGCTGTTTAATGTTCATCATCACACTACAAGGAATGGGCAAGGAGGGTGCCTATGCTGTCCGTGACGAAGTGGATGATAATGTCTTGTATCTATTTGTTGACAAAGACGACGCTTTGCGGTATGCTACACTTCTAGAGGCAGAGGAGGATTTTCCTCCTATGGCCATCACTGAAGTTGAAGACCGTCAGGTCATTGCCACGTGTGAGCAAACTAATTCTAAGTATAGTATCATCACACCTGATGAACTTGTTATTCCCCCTGTGATAGAACCTGATGATCCAGTTTCAAAAGATAAGATGGAAAAACCTCCTGAGCACGGGTGATACATTCACTGAAATTGATATAACAACTCATAAAACTAATCTTATTATAGGTAGCAATGGTGCAGGTAAAAGTACTGTCCTTGATGCCTTTACTTTTGGATTGTTTGGAAAACCATTTAGAAAGATAAGTAAATCACAACTTGTCAATAGTGTAAATGATAAAGGTACTGTAGTAGAAGTAGAATTTCAGATAGGTCAGAGACAATATCATATTAGACGTGGTATCAAACCAAACTTCTTTGAGATTTGGGAGAATGGTAAGATGCTTGATCAGGACTCAAAGGTTGTAGATCAGCAGAAGACTCTTGAGAAGAATATATTAAAGCTAAACTATAAATCTTTTACTCAGATAGTCGTACTTGGATCATCAACTTTTGTTCCATTTATGAGACTTCCAGGAGCACAGCGTAGAGAGATCATTGAAGATCTCCTAGATATTAATGTCTTCTCTTCTATGAATGAGATCCTGAAAGTCAGGTTGAAAGAGATTAGGGATGCTGTGCAGGTGCACGAATTAAACGCTCAAAGCGTTAAGGAGAAGATCACTCTACAAGAAGGGTTCATCACACAACTAGAATCAAAACAAAAACAACAATTAGAGAACATCTTAGAAGAACAGAATAAATGTGTTGCTAAGATAACTCAAGCTAATGAGATGATAGCAGAGTTGAATGATGAGATAGCAGAATTAAATGATCCTGAGAAACAGGAAAAGCAACTAAAAGATCTCGGTAAGAAATTAAAATCTAAAGTAAACAAACTCAACAAAGATAAAGGATTCTATATCAAAACAGATTCCTGTCCCACCTGTAAACAGTCACTAAGTGAGGATTTAAAACGTGAACGGATCTCAGAACTCGATACTAAGATCGATGAAATCAACGGAGCGTTTGAAGATATCGATGCTCGTCTTGCTGAAGTTGTTTCGCCATTAGAGAAGTTAAGAGAACTTAGCGAATCAATATCTAAACAGATACAAATCACACATACACAGAACGGTACCATAAAGGCACTAACTGCACAGCAGAAAGATCTGGAATCTTCTAGCTCTTCTATAGAGCAAGAAGCTACAAAACTGCTTAGTATGCAAGAGGATTTAAAGTCTGTCACCTTGTCACTTATAGATTCTAAGAAACAATTAGACGTTCATATGACTGCTAGTCTGTTGCTTAGAGACTCAGGTATTAAGACAAGAATTATTAAGAAGTACTTACCTGTGATGAATAAACTCATCAATCAGTACTTAAATAAATTACAGTTCTATTGTAACTTTACATTAGACGAAGAGTTTAAGGAAGTACTGAAGTCGAGGTATATCGATGAGTTCTCGTATGAAAACTTCTCTGAAGGAGAGAAGGCTCGTATTGATATCTCTTTGTTGCTTACTTGGCGTTCTATTGCTAAACTTAAAAATAGCGTTGACACTAACCTCCTTATCCTCGATGAAATATTTGATGGGTCACTTGACACAGTAGGGTCAGATGAGTTATCATTCATCCTCAGAACGTTTAATGACAAGTCAAACGTGTTCGTTATCTCCCACCGTGATAACCTGACTGACAAATTCCAACGGGTACTACAGTTCTCCAAACCACAAAACTTCTCTCATCTAGAGATTAAAGAATCTGGTGGTCCCGACTCACTTACTATGGAGTCCGATTAATGCAGAAACAAATTTCAGAACAAGTCACAACGGAACTAGCAGAAGCCCAGAAGCATTTGCGAGAAGCACTTGCCTTTGCTGCTAGAACAGAAAGTCCATTCCTCATCAAGCACGTTAGCGAGATGGTGTTCAACATTGAGCACATTCAAGAAATGGATGATATTCTATTTTCAATCAAGTCGGAGGATTTAACTTATGACCGTTAAGACATATAAAAAGATAGATAAGAAAGGTCGAGAAGAAGAATGGAGTTGGGAAGAGACTCCTGAACTACTAGCCGCTCTGGAGAAACTCAATGAAAGTTCCAAACTGGCAGCATCACTCAAAGAAGGAAAGCAAACGCCACCTTAAACCACAGGCATTGCGTCAAGCGAGAGCAAGACGCAGACAGTTGATAAAGTGTCTACTTAACCCTCCCAAGCGGAGGGTTTCTTCGTATAATAAGGACATAAGAAACGAACACTCTATGACCCACTACGAAGTTAAAGGTAACCTTGCTAAACTTCTAGCTACTGAAAACCTTGTCGTTCAACACAAAGTTGTTGACACTGCATCATTCGATGTAAACAAAAGAATTTTAACACTTCCTATATGGAAGGGTCTAACCAATACAATCTATGACCTTCTTGTAGGACACGAAGTAGGACACGCTTTGTTCACTCCTAATGTTGATCTTCATACTTTGGGTGTACCTCAGGGTTATTTGAATATCACAGAGGATGTACGTATTGAGAAGTTGATGAAGCGTAAGTTTCCTGGTTTGCGTAAGACATTTTATGAAGGTTATAAGCAACTCAATCAGCAAGATTTCTTCAGTGTATGGGAGCAAGATCTTACTAAGTTCTCTATGGCAGATAGGGTCAATCTGCATTTCAAGATTGGAAACTATGTTGAGATCCCTTTCAATGAAGTTGAGCAAGCAATCGTAGAACAGATTGATAGAGTTGAAACCTTTGAGGATGCTGTAGAAGCAGCGAGAGTCCTTTGGAACTATAGAAAGGATGTGGAACATCCTCAACAGAAGAACGAAGCACCTGAGGGCAATACAGGAGGTACTCCTGAGAGTCAGCAACCATCATCTGACTGGGGTGAAGAATCTGAGGGTGAGTCAGAAGAAGGTGACGACAAAGTTAAGTCTCAAACTGGTGAAGGTGAAGGTGAGGATGGAATTGAGCAAGAAGGTGGTGGTGGATTTGATGATGGTACTGAGCAAGATGATAAACCAGATGATCTATCTACTGTTGAATCTCTATCAAGTAAGTTGAAAGATCTAGCATCATCAAATACTTACGAAGAGATCGACATCATCGAGATCAAAAGAGGTAAGTATGATGAGATCGTTGTTCCCAACAAACTTTTTATGGAGAGATGTGAAGAGCATTATTCTTCACTCTTTAAAGAGTTTGGATATGATCCAGTTCATTTTGCTGATGAAGCATTCCTTTCTTACCGTAAAGAAGCAGCAAGAGAAGTTAATTATCTTGTTAAAGAGTTTGAGTGTAAGAAATCAGCAGCAGCATATGCACGTGCATCTACTAGCAAAACTGGTATTTTGAACACTGGGTTGCTACATACTTACAAGTACAATGAGGACTTGTTTAAGCGGGTAACAGTTCTCCCTGATGGTAAGAACCACGGGTTAATTGCACTAGTTGACTGGTCTGGATCTATAGGCGATGTGTGCTTCAATATGGTGAAGCAACTCATCAATATAGCTTGGTTCTGTAAGAAGGCACAGATACCTTTCAATGCGTATATCTTCACAACTGAGTGGCCTAATGAAAGACACAGACGAGACAGAAGTACAGCTTACAAATACTCCTTTGGAGATTGTTTTAATCTTGTTAATGTGCTTACCACCGATCTTAGTGGTAATGAATTTGAGCAACAGTTAAAGTATATGTTCCGTTTGGGTGCATACTATTCTAGCTATGGCAATGGAGAAGTATTTGAAGGTGCACGTTCACTAGGACATCCACTTGGATTGTACCTAGGTGGTACACCACTGTCAGATGCATTGGTATCTCTACATACCGTAATACCTTACTTCCGTAAGAAGTATGGAGTAGAAAAATTAAACTGTATTATTTTAAGTGATGGAGAATCCCACGCAGGAGTCTACACGACTGAGCAAGATCATTACAGAGACGAAGAACTCCTTACGAGAACTGTGGAGCATCGTGCTGCTCTTCGGAATAATCGTACGGGGCGTGTTTTTAATCGTTTTTCAAGTAATTATATGGAGAATCTTGCTATCTATATCAGAGATCTTAAAGAAACGTTTCCAGAATCCAACTTTGTTAGTTTCAGACTTATCGAAGGTAGGGATGTTTCTTACTGGATCCGTAATGTATCTAGTCTATGCGACTGGATGGAGCGTGGAATTTCCAGAGATGAAATTAAAGCAAGACTTAGAAGAGACAAGTCCTTAGTTGTTAAGAAGTCTCTTGGATACGATGAGTTGTATCTAATGCCTAACAAGAACCT